AACCGTGTCGTAATGATCTAAAAACTGCTCAGCATCTGCATCAAGGATGTTTGCATAAGTAAGTGACAGCTTCATATTGGTGCGATTGCTGCCATACAAAATCCTGTGCTCAGCGCCGTTTTGAGCCTTGTAAGTCTTGACCGGAAAGTCGCCTGACTCAAAAGTACGAGCGCTTGGCACTAAGTCGCCGCCACCTGCTTTGGTTATCGGAAAAGTCATGATTGAATGCTAAAGCCTGAAGTGCTGGTAATGAACGCAGCGACCTTGCTGGTGCCGTCATTATTGCAGGGATGCTCAGACGCGACAATATCAACAATACCGTCTTGAGAAAAAGTCAGCTGCTCAACGATATAAATATTCTCAGAAACAGTAGTGTCTTCAACCGTAAATATAATGTTGTGAAAAATAGAGCTTTCTACTTTCCCGTTGCTTACCTGCATTGGTTTGGTGTCAATATCATCACTGCCTACCTTGAAAAAAGTTACAAGGTATAAGCCGTCCGGCATGTTGACGACACTGGTAACAACGCCTGAACTATTAACTGATCCATTGTTGGCTGGACTATAAGGACTTGCTTCAGTTACAACCTTGATATAAGAACCCGCTCCAATGCTTAGACCTTCAGCTGTAGTTGAAAAACTAATTGTATGCGTAACGTAAGCCCTAAGCGCCAGGAAATACTTAGCAACTTTTACAGCATGATCTTTTGAAGTGCAGAATTGAGTTAAATCAAACTGTTCTTCAGGAAGAAGGTCGGTCCCAGGAGAAGCAAAATCGCCAGTGGTATCAGTGCCTTTAACAATAACAACTTGCTCTTCTGGTAATCTATTTTTGCGCTCTTGCCTGTAACGCACAACAGCTTTAAACGCTCGACGCTCTTCCGCTCCAAGGTATTCCAGCTTGTACGAATCTTCGAGAATGTTGCCGCCAGTAAAAATTTGCTTGACGTTGACAGCGCCAGTGTCAATCTCTCCTCCGCTCAAAGTAGGAACAGCAGGCTTTAACGAAAACTTGCCATCAGAAATAATAAAATTACACAGAAAATACGGTGCAAGCTCGCTAATAAATTGACGCAGATTGGTCCGCTCCACAATCGGGCCATTGAAGAATAATTTTTGAGCTTCAAGAAATTTAGATGTATTCACTAGGTCCTGTTTCTCTACCAAGTAATGGTTGTCTCCATCTATTCCAAGCAACCCACCTGCGCCAGCCCGTTGGTCTGTAAGCAAAAAATAGACCAGATCAGTAAATAAATTGCTTGGTCCGACAGTATTTGAATCTCCATAAGCTCTTCTTGGGGCTGGATGCAACCGCTCCACAGGCAACCCGCTGCCAAGCCAACAACGCAATTGATCAAGAGCCGTAAAACTACGACTTGCCTTTAAAGATAAACCAGCAATAGTAAGATCTAACATGTTGGCCTTATCGTCATTTACTTGCGCTTCATTTATGTAGACAATTTCATGCTCCGGACTTGTGCTGTTTGATTTTTCAACAAAGCCACGATAAGCACTAATGTCTGCAATTTGTGTTTGCTCTGCAAAAAACAACTCAGCTTCAAACGTTGCTGGCTCGGTGCTTTCGTAGCTGACGTCTGTAATCTTATACGTTGCGCCAACATGGCTATAGCCTGCCTTAAAAGGGTTGTCAGAGCTTACGGCTCTTCTGGAACTAAAAGTTTCACCTATATTCCAAGTTTTTGACGTAGAATCGTTTTCGATAACTTGAACAACCTCTGGAGTTGACCAGCCAAAGCTATTGCCAACTATTGTGCCCAGAGTATCAATGTTTTCAAATTCTTTAACTCTAGATTTTAGCTTGACTCTGATACTTTTGTCGCCTTCAGTAAAGGTCTTTGTAATTGTTTTGGTATCGCCAGGCGGCACATCTACCGCACCAAAACCTATTTCATATCGCCACGCTTGAGATCTTGCGCCTAAAGTCACGTCTTTTGTGACTCCATCAATCTTTAAGCGCATTCCCGAAAAGCGCAAAGTCCCATCGGGATTGTTTTCTGCAAAAGGATTGTAGTTTTCGGAGTTAGGGTTAGTGGAATACGCAGCTTGCCCGCTGACAACATTTGTTGCTTCACTGCCTCTTTTGACTTCAATTTTCTGGTTTTTGCTAAAGCCTCCGCCGCTGCCAATAACTTTAACGCTAACAAATCTCCAAGCAGTTGATTCGCTACTGTAAGCCACAGCGTTTATTTTCCGCACTGTCCATTGTAAATGCAACCAATTTGCGTGACTTCCTTCGATATATTCTACGCTTTTAAATATTACGTTTGCCCCTACACGGGCTAAATGGCTGTCAGCACTGCCTGCAACTTCATAGAAAAAAGCCGCTATCTTGCCTTTAGTAATTTCAGGGTCACCAAGATTTGCCTCTTTTTCAAGTTGACTTCCTATTTCTGCAATTTTGCCAACTTCAGGCTCAGGAGTAGCAGTTACGAAAGCAGCAGCCGTTGGATATGAAAGCGTTTTTTCTGCAGCTATATTCTGAGCACCTCTAGTAAATTCTTTGTTCGACCTAAAAGTTGTTTTGTCAAAAATTCTTTGCCCAGTTACTTGAACTTTAACTATTCCTATGCCTGGAATTGGCTCGCTGAATTCAATAAAATTACCAGCTCCTTTTTCGTTTTGATCTGTTGAAATTGATTGAGACAGTACAATAAACTCTGGAGTGGTGTTATCAGGTAATTTTGCAAACTCTGAACCCGAAAAAGGCACAAATTTGTATTCAAGTTGACGCGGTTCATCACTTGTGAATCTAATATAGTTGTACTGAGCGACTGGCGTTTGCCCCCGTACCACAAAAAATTGAGGCAGCGCAATGAAGTCGGTAATATCGCTGTTCACGTCTCTCATGAAAATTCTAAATATAGACGAACGCAAAATACTTGCAGAAATCGATCCGCTGTTCATTTGAATTTTATCCTCCTCAGCATCGTTTAACTCTGTAGGAGTAGGCAAGCTTTGAAAATTACACAGACCATTTAGCCGCTGAAAAACAGTGCTTTTTAAGCCAATCTCAGTAGCAACTGAAGGTCGATTGTTTTTGACTGTTGCAATCTCAACTTGAGTTAAAGGGTAAAACGTTTCTCCAACTCCTTTGCTTGTTTCACCAACAGCACTATCTCCTATAAATTCAGTGCTTGGATTTACCACTAACGACTCACTTACAACGCCAATTTTTTTGCTTTTGGACAGCAAAGTGTCAACACATTCAAGGGTAATATTTTGACTTCTTTCAGGCCCTTCAAGCGGATCAAACATCGCCAAGCTTCTTGAAACTACTTTCCAGATGCAACCGCCAATTTCAAAATGTTCACCAACCTGCATTGCAGAGTCAGCTTCGACTTGAAAAGACTCTACCGTGGAATTAATGTCATCAACTGATGCACCCCTGCCATCTCTTCTGTAAAAATTTGGGCTTATAGAAGTATTGCGAATAACAAATTCTGCTCTGTCGCCAACCTCAACATTATCGTACGTTTTTCTGTGTTGACCAGACGGCACAGCATTACCCTTATAACTGACTATTCCCATTCGTGGACTGTAATTTCGACCTGCGCCTGCATGATTTCCTTTTTTGCGAATCTCGTTTAAACGATCTTTACCAGCATCGCCCGGCTCTATATCCTCTTCTTGCAATGTTTTATCGTTATCACCTGATTTAACTCCAGAGTCTCCAACAACCTTGATGCGCTCCAAAGTTCTAATTGCCATTGCCTCTTTATCGTCAACCTTAGGAATAGAAATTAGTTGGTAGTTGACTCGATAATGTGTGCCATTAGCAATAGCTCCATAGACCCCAAATGTTGTGCTATTTGCAGGGGTAAAAGCATGGCAGAAAATTTCTGAAGGCTCTTTATCAATATCAGATAATGGAAAAGCAAAAGCGTCGCTATTGTCGTTTGGTACGTCAGGGTCTCCCCTGTGGGCTTTCCCCCTCGTACCATACTTTTTATCAGTTCCACGAATGCGAAACTGTTCGCTGCTATCTGCGTGCCAGTAAAACGCAAATAAATCGTTGAATACCGCATTAAGCGCATTGTTGCCGAGAAATATACCCTCAAGCTCAGGCGGT